GTCGCCTTCCTTGTCTCGTTCTTGGTCGCCTTCCTTGTCTTGTTCTTGGCCTAGTTCGTCGTCCTCTTCTACTTACAGAACGTGATCTTTGTTTTCTTGTCTTAGTTCCCATTATATATTATACCGATAAATTATAATAAAAATACATAAAGAGAAATGGAATTTATGTATATCAAAATGTTGAAAGAACAACTTTATATGGGAGGCGGTATGACGTCTCAAATGATGTTAATGGCAATGTTAAATCGTGATATTACATTTAATCAAATTGTATCGATGATTTTTATGAACCAAATAATTGTCTTTTTCCCTGCTATTGTAGCATTCTTTAAACAATTTAGTTCTCTCTATATGAAGAAAATAAAGGATAAAATTATGAATAATAAGAAAGTTGAACGTATAATGAAAGATAAAAAATTAACCCTTAAAAGCAAAATTGTCTATACGAAAAATAAATCATCGACAATCATTCAAGCAATTAATAATCACATTACAAACTTGAATGAATCAAAATGTTTAAGTTACTATGATGAGTATTATGTAACTAACAAGGAGGATTTCGAAATCGCACCGGATATTTATTGTAATGTGGAAGTTATTGAAGAACATCCAATGAATGAAAAGAGTGAAGAAAAGGGTGTTAATTATAAAATTATGATTTATTCTTATAAATACGAATTGGAATATCTTCGAGAATATGTGGATAAATTAAATGAGAAATATAGACATGAACTAAATAACAAGCTGGGAACAAAAAAATATTTCTTTGATGAGATCAGTAATAAAGTACCTAAGGGTGCGTCAGGTGAAATACGTTATGAAATGATGCCGAAAAATCTAACATTCACAATGACCGAATTTAATACAAATAAGAATTTATCCAATGTCTTTGGTAATCATCTAAATATTGTAAAGGATCGTATTCGTCTATTCGAAGAGAATAGTTCTTGGTATAGTGATAAAGGTATTCCTCATACATTGGGTATTCTTCTTCACGGACCGCCAGGAACAGGAAAAACATCCCTAATTAAGGCAATCGCAAAATATTCAAAACGTCATATATTCAATATTAAACTTTCTAAATATAGCACAAAAACCCAATTACAAAATCTCTTCTTTAACAAGAAGGTCAATGTAGTAGGGAATAATGAACGCAATTACGCGTATGAGATCCCTCTAGATGAGCGAATTTATTTAATTGAAGATATTGATTGTTTATCCGACATCGTTCAAGAGAGAAAGGAGAATCAAAATAATCTAAAGGAGAAGTATTCTTCTTCAAGTGATATGGATCAATTCTATAATTCAAGTGGATTATTGGGTTCAAGAGATATGGGATTAAATGCTGGAAATATAGAGAAAAATCATATTATATCGGATATGAAAAATAATTCAAATGCAATGGAATTTATCAAGGACGACGATGATGAATACAGTGATGGATTAAATCTTTCTTTCTTGTTGAATTTATTGGATGGAATTCTAGAAACTCCTGGACGTATCTTGATTATGACAACTAATCATCCCGAGAAATTGGATAAGGCACTCATACGTCCTGGACGAATTGATTTGAATATTCACGTGGATTATTGTGACCTTGATTTAATTCAAGATATGTTTAATCACTTCTTCTCAACGTCCAAGAAATACACATTCCAAGAGGTTGAATATGTCCGCAAGATCACACCGGCTGAAGTGAATAAATATCTGTTGAATTATTACAATTCAGCGGATAAAGCATATGAAAAAATTATAGAATATATTACGACGGAAGAATAAGAGAAGTTATTCAATATCAACATGGGTAAGCATATGTCTTCGACAACACATTTTATTCAATTTCAATTTATCCAAGACAATACCTTCAGGTGTCTTATCAATATTATCTTCTGTAAAATAGATTACTTTATTTGTATCCATCGACTTCTCAATTTTCAGTTTTTTAACTTCTCTTTGATAATACAAATACTTATTTGCGAGAACATTACCGCACGTAAAACACTTAACGGGGATAATCATATTATATATTATTGAATATAATATTATTTAAATCACTTCAATTTTATAATTTATGTCTCTCTTTTTGAAAATAGTAATAATCTGCCTTGAAATCAGGTCTTTCTACTTCTTCTAAAAAGGTGGGTCCCGATGCGTCTCCTGCGACACACTTCCCCTTTTGAGTGTTAGAAAGATACACACAACACGAGGTCATTTTACACGAAGATTCTTGTAAATTCTTACATTTTTCATTAATTTCTTCACTGGATCCATCACAAAAATTTTGTGTTTTCATTTCTTCCAATTTCGCTTGTTCCTTCTTATTTTCATTCACTGACATACCTTCTTGTGAATTCATCCTTATAAATAACAGAAAATAGAAAGCAATCAAAGAATAAATAATGATCTCATACCAATGTTTTTTCATACTATATAAGGTAGTAAAAGTAAAGTGTCTCAATGCCATCATAAAATTCATCTATATTATATTACTACATATAAATTAAGACTTTAATAATTTAATTCCGTCGGTTGTTTTATACTTTCGATACACCTGTTCCTCTTTATGAACGAGATGATGACATTCTTTACAAATACGAATTAGATTACCCATATGATTTTTATGAATATGTTTAATATATCCATTCTTATTGGCGTATTTTTGATATTGAAGATGATGAATGTCGGAACTCTCTTTTCCACACAATTCACAATCACCTTCCATAATCTTCTTATGATTATAGTCGGATACTTTTCTCTCAGATACAGGTTTTTCACCGTAGTATGTAATTCGTATCGAAGACGCTGTATCCAAAAATGTCGTGGGTAAATTCAAGGATTTACATACTTCGAGACCATACATATTATCACCTGCTCCATCCTTTAATACACGATTATATATGAGACAATCTTTTTCACGATCATACAATACACTTAAATGCTTGAAACTCATTTTATCCAAGGAACGAATTTCCTCTATCTCGGTAATTTCGTGAAAGTGAGTGGCAAATATGAATTTCGATTGAAGTGCATGAAGATGAAGAAGACCTGCTGCGAAAATACTTACCGCAGATCCATTCTCAGTTCCCGAACATAGTTCATCACCTAGAACAAGACTGTTTTTCGTGGCACAATTTAATATAGTTCTCAACTCTGACATTTCTACTGCAAATGTTGATAATCCCTTGAAAATATTATCGTTTCCAATAATTCTAGTAAATATACGTTCAAATGGTTGAAATACAAAACGAGAACAAGGGACATACATTCCCGCTTGTGCCATAATGACTGCAATACCTAATGATTTAATCAAACTGGATTTCCCAACTGCGTTTGTTCCAAACAATAAAAACCCATAATGATCGTGTGATAGGATAATATCATTTGGAACATAACATTCTTCTTGATTAATATGTTCGATTAATACATGTCGTAATCCATATGCTTCAACGAAGGATGAATCACGTTCTTCTAGGATAGGACGTGTATAATTATATTTCTCTGCCAAAAGAGCTTTGGTAATATTTACATCCAAAAGACGAATATATCTGATAACATGTGTAAAATCGTTATGATGTTCCTGTAATTCATTTAGATATTTCTTGTATAGTTGATGTATTTTAACTTTTAATTCTTCTTTTAATTCTTGAATTGTAATATTCAATCTATGAATTTGATCGTTCATTAGATATGTATCATTGCCTCTTGTTTCTCTCTTAATTGAAGATATATGAAGAGAGAATATTTTCTGACTTTTATCATAACTCGAACAATACACTAATTCAACATGTTCTTTGCGAATTTGTTTCAGCATCTGTAGTAATACTTGACTGCGTTTATTTGTCGTTTTTAAATAAAACCCACTTTTATCTGTTTCATGTAATTTACATAGATCGGAATTATTTTTTCTCTCTTTCTCTTGGATTAAACTTGTAAAATATTCTGAAATACATTTTAATTGATCGATGTTGTTTAAATATTCTTCCTGAAGTATATCCACCTCTTCACTTATTCCTTTTTGAAAGAAATTCCGTGTATAATGATTGCATTCTTCTTGGTTCTCTCTACATAATTCCACATTAATATGCTTATGTATATAGGTTCGGAGAGAATGAAGAGATGCAATCATTTCTTCTTCAATATCAAGCATCTTATGAGGAACAATATATTCTGTATTCATTTGTAATAATAGATCTAATGTATTTAAAATATAGTTCATTTCACTGGGTTTTATTCGAGAGAGAACAATTTTACGATAGACGCGTTCAATATCAACAGTATTAGATAACATTCGATGAATATCCTTTATAATTAATGTATGTTGAAGAAGATTTTCTATTATCTGATACTTTCTCTCTAATACTTCCTTTGATTGAATTGGATTTAATAGTTCTTCTTTGAATTCTCGTTTTCCAATGGTAGTTACACAATTATTTAAGAAGTCAAGAACACTAGAATATTTTCCTCGATATTGAGAATTATTAATAATATTCAATTGTTTCAAGGAATGATTTCCTAAGGTAAGATATGTTTCTTCTTGAATCATGGGTTCTTTTATTTTACGGATCAAATGTGGATTATGTTGAAAAATATAATCAAGAAGAAATACAAAACTGCTTAAGGCACATGGAAATTGATTTAAATGACAACTGGAAATATAGGTGGAATAATCTTTAATATCGTAAAAATGTTCAAGCAATTCCCGTTGATATATTTCATTTTCACATTTTACAGAACGGATACTTAATGGATTATTCTTTTCATTGCTATTTATACGACGAATAACCTTACTTGTAATTCCAATAAAAAGAATAATATCTTCAATACATTGTTTCGAGATTTGATCCTCATCGAAAAGAATAATACATTCCACGGGGTTATACATAGAATGAATACGTTCTACATCATCAAATGTAGTTGGATTATGAAAATATTCTTTCTTGATTTCATTTATAATAACATTTCCAGTAATAATATCAATTAAACAATATGATATATATATATATTTCTTAGGAGTAATAAGATTAGGATTAGTTACAAAGATTTTTATACACATAATCATATTTGACATTTCATTTGTATTATCAAAATCTGTTCCAGGGCTTAGAATGTGTAATAATTCTCTCTCTGCGCTTGGATTTTCATCATTTTGTTTATATACAATAACTGTATATCCCTCATTTGTTAACTTCTTCGTATATTTACTGATCATGTAATCTCTGAATCCTGCCATTAAGACATTACATTTAATTTTCATATTCTGTGCTTTATCATATTCTTCAACAAATACTTTAGATTTAGTGCTTACATTTAATTCACATATTTGAGAGAATGTATGAATATGACTTCCAAAAACACGTTCATTATACTTTTTTCCATACACCTCGAAAAATGCTCCTACTTGCATGAGTAGAATGGTTTTATCTCCATATTTCTCTTGATATTCTTGTGTTAAATCGAAATAGGTTTGTATAAGTGCCATAATTAGAATATATAAATAGAAGCATATGCGTTTATATATTTTTACTATTATATTTTACTCAGTCTGATATAAGTAGTTATGAATGAGATAATTACTATTCTTGTTTTTAACATCTCCACTGAGAATAGAATTCTTATAAATCTCTTTAATCAGAGAAGGAGGAGCATTGGAACCAAAGCGGATAAGATTTTTCTCTCGTAGATGTTTTTTCATAGTATCCAAGGGAATGTGATGAAGAATTTGAATCTCCTTTTTAATCTGTTTAATGGTTTTATTGTTTTTAATCAACACACTTACTTTGTTGTTTTTTTTACCTAAATGATATGTTCTTCGTATAGTCTTTACACGGAATTTCTTTATTCGTGGTACCTTCATATGTTTCAACGAGATGGAATGATTTTGTCGAACAATATTTTTTGTTTTCTCTTGTCGTTCTTTTCTCATTCGTTCAAGCAAAGTTGCTCTTCCTTCTGGTTTATGGAATATATGATTTTGTATTTTTATTTTATGAGGAGAATATAATTCTTGTTTTGTTTGTGGATGAGTTCGTTTTAACGAACGTTTATACTGTGAATAAGTAATTTTCTTACCTCCTTTCAAACATCCATAGGGTGGATCTGGTTTTTGTTTCGAAGGTATGAAATCATCTTTCTTAGGTTCAAGTAAAGAATTAAAAGGTTTTCTAATGGGTTCGAGAATCAAACTAGGTTCTTCTTTTTTAGGTTCCTCATTAACTTCTTCTTTCTTGGGAGGGGAGGAAGACTTCTTCTCTTTTAAATAATTATCCAAAAAAGATAATGCTTCGTTTAAGCGTGTAATTTTAGGTTTTTCCTCTTTCGCAGGTTTTTCCTTTACCGCTTTATTTATATTCCGAATATTTTTAATAAGTTTCTTTTTAATGTTGTTTTTCAATGTGCTCTGTTTTGGAGCTACAACATTCTTTTTCTTTTTAACTGTCTTACTCTTATTCGATACAGTAAAAAAATCTGGATTGATCTCAATAACTTTTTGAACTCCCATACATTTATCTCATAAATTAAAAACAAACACATAACGATTTACATATACATTGATTTATATCGGTCTTTTCCAGAGTTCTCTCGATCGGTCTTATATTTCAAGAAAGATTGAAATCCTTCTTCTAAATCCTCCATTTGAATTTTCTTTTTTCTTGTAGGATCTTCTATCGTGAATACACGACGACTGTGTGCGATTTTCACTTTAGAAAACAAGTCTTCCATATCCCGACCAAAATAAGTAAAGGATTTATGATGTCTAGAAAACCATCCCGATAATTTCTTCTCTCCAATTTCAATATCCCATTTATTCTCTCGAATGATCCTCTTGAATATCTCCATCATCTCCTTACTGGTGTATTCTTGTGTATCAAAACACCACGTAAAGCGTGATTTTAATCCACTGTTATACGAAAAGAAGCAGTCTTTTAATTCGTTTTCATATCCCGCAATAATCACCATTAATTCATCCTTATGAAAACTCAGTAATTCACACAAGGTATCAATACACTCCTTCGAGAAACTATCTCTTCTCTCTTGATTACCGAGAGAATATGCTTCATCAATGAAGAGAACACCCCCAAGACATTCTTGAACTAATTTCTTTGTTTTAATTGCTGTTTGTCCGAGGTATCCCGCAATCAAATCAGGTCGTGTCACTTTTTTAAACGTTCCTTTTTTTAGAATACCTAATTTGCTGTAAATACTTCCAATAATACGAGCAACCTCCGTTTTACCTGTTCCTGGGGATCCATAAATACACGTATGCATATAATCTCCTTTACTATCCACGTGTAAATCTTGAATATAGTAAATCACTTGGTTCATAATTGAAGTTTTTAAATCACTCAACCCTATCATCGAATTCAATTCTTGTAATTCATGTTTGATATTATGTAATCGTTGAAGATTGATATTGTATTCTATATATGGATTGAACGGATTTTCTTCAATAATTTCAAGAAGAGAAGATAAATTTACAATCTTCTTATCAATAAACTTCTTCTCTCTTATCGGCAATCTTGATTCCTCTTCTATATTCTCAATGGAGTGTTGAGAGAGAAATCTATCATTTGACAAATCGACAAATCGCTTACAAAGATATTTATTCTTTAATAGTGTATTATGAAACTTCTGTTCCTTCTTCCTTTTTTCTTCTTCCATTTCATCCATCTTTTTAATAAAGTTTGAATAATGGGATAAACTCATATACTAAGTTCAGTATATTACTTTATATTAATATAAAAATAACTTAACTTAATACAACAGTTGAAACTATTTATTTATGTATCTTATTATTGGATTATTATCTGCTTCTTTTATTCTTTCCTTCTCTACATGGATGTATATGAAGTGTAGTGATCGAGAAGAGAGAACAAATAATAAAACCATCGTGTATAATATCTATAATGTATTTATTTATTATGTGTTGAATTCGCTAATGTCGTTTTTATTATGGAGAAATGTGTATTTAATCTATCAGCATACGGAAGAAGAGTATAAACCGAATGTTGTGTATATTTCTCTCTTCTACATCTTTATTTATATCTCAATGAATTTCAAATATTATATTTCAATGATTTACACAAAAACTGAATAATATTGAAAAGAATATTAAAAAAAATTGATATATAAAATAAACGCCGGTATATATCAATTACGACTATCGTTTCCCTATGAGTATTGTAAAACAAGGTGTTGAGATTAAAAACTCGGTTCAGTATGATAAATACATTGAGGCGCCTTGGTCGCTCATTGAAAGTTATTTTGACGGTCAACATTTGAAGCGTATGGTTCGACATCATATTGAATCGTATAATAACTTTGTTACGGAACAAATTCGGAAAACAATAAATATGTTTAATCCAGTGTATGTAAAATCTCCACAAGATTATGATGAAACAAGTAAAAAATATAGTCTGGAAATGGTGATTACATTCGAAAACTTTAATATTTATCGACCTCAAACATATGAAAACAATGGTGCCACAAAGACAATGTTTCCATGTGAAGCACGATTGCGAAATATGACGTATGCTTCTGTTATGACAATTGATCTAAATATAAAAATCATTCGAAGGTATGGAGATATGTTGAATGATTGTGAAATCAAGCATAAAGTTCTTCCCAAAGTTCATATTGGGAAAATCCCCATTATGTTGAAATCATGTCTCTGTGTATTAAATCAATATAATCACATTAATAATTCTTACATTGGAGAATGTAAATATGATTCTGGTGGTTATTTCATTATTAATGGAAGTGAAAAAACTATTCTCGCCCAAGAACGTGCGGCAGAAAATCGTATTTGTTGTTTTAACACCTCGAAAGGTAATAGTAAATGGTCGTGGACGGCAGAGATTAAATCCGTGCCCGATCATAAAGTGATCTCTCCCAAACAGATCAATATGATGATTTCCAACAAAAATAATGGTTTCGGGCATTGTATTTATATACAACTTCCACGTTTGAAACAACCAATTCCTCTATTTGTGTTGTTTCGCGCGCTAGGTATTCTCTCCGATCAAGAAATTTGTTCGTATATCTTGCTTGATTTGGAAGACCCAAACAATGAACCGTATTTGAGAGAATTAAGAGGCTCGATAGTAGATGCGAACAAATACCTCGATCAAGAAACCGCGTTTCAATACATTGTCTCGAATGTTATTTATACTCCATTGAATATGACAGAGGAAGAGGGACGGTCTAAAAAGAATGATTTTGCGAATGAAGTGTTGGAAAATGATCTATTTCCACATTGTTATACTAAAAAAGAAAAGATTTATTTCCTTGGGTATATGACAAAACGACTAATTGAAACAAGTTTGGGAATTACGGAACCCGACGAGAGAGATAGTTATTTGAATAAACGAATTGACCTTGCGGGTGCTCTCCTGAATAATCTTTTCCGGAATTATTTCAATAAATTGGTAAAGGATATGCAGAAACAGATCATTCGTGAAATTAATAATGGTTCATGGCGTTCTACAGATAATTACATCAATATTATTACAAACACAAACATTTATAAAATTATAAAATCCACCACTATTGAGAACGCACTCAAACGTGCTTTGGCAACGGGTGATTTTGGAATTAAAAATACAAACAGTAACAAAGTGGGCGTGGCACAAGTTCTTAATCGATTAACTTATGTATCTAGTTTAAGTCATCTTCGCCGCGTGAATACTCCCATTGATAAAAGTGGGAAGCTTATTCCACCTAGAAAATTACACCCCACTTCTTGGGGATTTCTATGTTTGGCAGGAGATACAGATGTTCTCTTATCAAATGGAATTGATAGTAACCAGATTCAGTATATGGAAGACGGTCAAGAAGTTGTTACAATTCATAGGAAGGAATTGTATGGTGAACCTTCCAAAATATATCGTTATTTCAAGAAGATGTCGAATGACTTGTATGAAATTACTACCATTTCTGGGAGGAAAGTAAAAGCAACTGGAGAACATCCTTTCCTTGTAAAAACAGAGAATGGAACGTATGAAATGAAATGTGTTACGGATCTACAAGTAGGTGACGGAATGATTATTAAACATATGTTATCCAATCTATCCAAAGATACTGACTGTCCTTTTGTTGAATTGGTGTCTTGTTCTATTCCTGCTATCTACGTAGACACACTTCATTCTCTGGGTTTCTTAGATATTCCTCTTCAATTGAATACGTTGAAAATCATTTCAAGAATATTAGGTATAGTTCACACATTAGGACAATATAATGATTTGAATAATGTTATTTCCATTGAGAAAATAGATTCGATCGACTGGGTTGTTTTCCTTCATGATATATATGACCTTGGATTTACACAAGAAGCAATTGAAGAAGATGATTTCTACTTTCATTTGAAGGAGGAGATCGCATATTTCCTTCTATCCTTGTCAGATAGTAAGATTGATAAATATCATAAGACTGTTCTTCCTTCTTGGTTATTGTATTCTAATCGTCAGATATCTCGAGAATATCTATCGGGGTTATGTAGTGGTCTTGAGATTGAATATACGGAAGACAGTATTCATATTCCTATTATGGCGGCATCAGAAAATGAATACAAGTCGGAGTTTGATATTTCCAGTTATTTATACTCCGTTCAAGATTTATTCAAGAGTTTAGGTATTCACGTTCAAATTGTAAAAACACGAATGGAATACACCGAATATCATATGTATGTCATGAATACGGTAGGTAATATGTATGCGTATTTCAATCATATTCATATGGGATATACCCCTTCTCTCAAGGAATGTCTCGCACATTGTATTGAGACAGTGTTTATGAATTATCATCACCTATCAACCAATATAGAGAAAATTACCTACGAAAAAAACGGTTGTGTATGTGTTCCTATTCATTCCATTCAAGAAGTTGAACCGGAGATGGTCTATGACTTTACAACCCATAGTGAAAATCATTCCTTCGTGGCATCATCATTTGTGTGTTCTAATTGTCCCGTAGAAACACCTGAAGGTGCCTCAATTGGTGTAGTGAAAAATATCAGTTATATGTGTCATATTACAATTCCATCTTCGAGTATCATTATTCAGGATGTATTGAAAGAGAAAATTACTTACTTGAATGATATTGATGAGCCATTACATGTTTATAACAAGGTGAAAATCATCCTCAATGGAAACTGGATCGGGGTTAGTGAAACCCCTTATGAACTCTATCAATACTTGAAAGAAATGAAGTATGTGGGTATTTTCAACATATATACCAGTATTACATTCCATTATCGTAAGAAGGAAATCATTATTAGCACGGAAGGGGGTCGTCTTACCCGTCCTGTGCTGAAAGTGAAGAACAATAGCGTTCTACTGACAACGGATATTGTTGATGGAATTAACAAGAAGGGGTTGATGTGGGATGATCTTACTACCAATCATAAGATAGAGCATAGTGTTGTCGAATACATCGATCCAGAAGAACAAAATCATTCTATGATTGCGATGAAACCACAAGAATTATTGAAAGTTCATAAGATGAGATATAATTATACTCATTGTGAAATTCATCCTAGTACTATCTTTGGTATTCTTGCGTCGTGTGTTCCTTATCCGGAACATAATCAAGCACCAAGAAACACCTATCAATGTGCAATGGGAAAACAAGCAATGGGGATGTATGTCACCAATTTTGACAAGAGAATGGATAAGACGAGTTACGTATTGAGTTATCCAATGCGACCTATAGTAGATACACGAATTATGAATATGCTCCAATTAAATAATATTCCCTCTGGAGAGATGGTCATTGTTGCGATTTGTACTTATACGGGATATAATCAGGAGGATTCTATTATCTTTAATAAGGCATCTATTGATCGTGGAATGTTTGCTGCAACGATTTATCATACTGAAAAAGATGAAGATAAGAAAGTATATGGAGACGAAGAAATCCGTTGTAATCCTGATAAGACGAAAACAAAAGGAATTAAGTTTGCGAATTATGGGAAACTAAATAAGAATGGATTAATTCCTAAGAATACACTTGTTGAGAATAAAGATGTGATTATAGGTAAAGTCATTCCCATTAAAGAAAACCGGAATGATAATACAAAGACGATTAAATATCAAGATGTAAGCACGGTCTATCGAACGAATGAGGAAGTTTATGTGGATGATAATTACATTGATCGGAATGGAGATGGATATACATTCTGTAAAGTGAAATTGCGTTCCTTTAGAAAACCAGTGATTGGAGATAAATTCTCTAGTCGAGCAGGACAGAAAGGAACTGTAGGTGTTATTCTCCCCGAAGAGGATATGCCTTTCAACCAAGAAGGTATTCGCCCCGACATTATCATCAATCCACATGCGATACCTTCTCGTATGACAATCGGTCAATTGAAAGA